GCGTGCCCCACATCAGGAAGATGGAGAGCCAGCCGCCGTCCTCCAGGTCGGAGCCGAGGTTTACATGGGCGTTGAGCGGGGTTATCCATTCGACTTTGGGCGTGCGCACAAGGGAGCCCTGCGTCTCGCCAGTCTCCACATGGCGCGCGATGCCCGTCGACAGCTCCGCCGTGATGAAAGCGTGCGTATCCCGCAGGGCCTTGTCGGCTGCCTGCTGGAGGTTGCCGCCCGCCTTTTCGATGCGGTCGGCCAGGTCGTACATTTCATCGAAGCGGAACGCGAATTTCGACTTTTTAGCCACCGCCGCGCACCCGCCTCGCCTTGAAGGTTGCGTCCTGGTTGCGCATCTCCCAATTTTCGGGGGCGCCCATGATCTCATACAGCGCGCCGCCGGGCAGGATGCGAATGCGACAATCTGCCGTGATGTCGGGGCGGTGCCAGGTCGTGACGACGACGGTATCCTCGATCACGAGCAGGTCGTTCTTCACGGTCTCCGTGCCGCCGTAGCTCTTGACGTTGGCGAAGATGATCGGCAGCGCCGCTTCCTCCTCCTCGGTCGGCCACAGCTTGACGTCCACGCCGCCCACCTTCTTCGTGCCCGTGGGTGCGATCAGGCGGCAGGGGGTGCACTTGAAGGCCGCCGCGTTAGGTCTGCTCATCAGTCATCACTCCCCATTTGAGCGCGAGCTGCGAAGCGCGCATGCGGAAATAAGGCGAAAGGTCTGCATCGCCTGCGCCGTAATTCCACAGGTCAGCGACGCCCCGCGCCACGATGCCGCCGAATGGCCGCGTGTTGGTCACGGCTTCGGGGATGCCCGCGTCCTGGAGAAACTCCCGCACCTCGTCGATGTAGGGCTGCAAAACGGGGTCGATGTAATCATTCCCGGCCTGCCCCAGGCTTGCTTTTACATGCTCCAGCATGTTGAAAGACGTTTCGGACACGCCCTCACCTCCTCATGGATAGCGGGGCGGCGGTTACACCGCCCCGCGTTGGTTATCAGCCCGCCGCGCCGACGGTGGCCAGGATGAGGCCATTCTTCACGACGACGCCGCCGCCCAGCATCACATCGCCGACGATGGTCAGCATCAGCTTGGTGATGGCAGCATCATCGGAGACGGCAATCTCGTAGTCGGAGAACAGGGCCAGCTCGAAGCACATCGGGTTGCCGTACAGCAGCTCGGTGTCGGCCAGATTGTTGTCCAGGACGTACTTCACGGCCAGGCCGCCGTCCTTGATCACGCCGGTGTTGGGGTTGCTGTCAGGGATGATTTCAAAGACAGGCTTCTTCTCCTGGGTGCCGCGAATGTCGCCAAACTTGATGAGGTTGGTCTTGTTCAGCACGAGGACAGCGCTGCCCTCGACGCCCAGGTCGCCGCCGTAGTTGAGGGCCAGCTTGCGGAGGGTATCCGCAGCGATGGCGGTAATGGTCATCTTCTGGGTCAGCTCGGAGGCCTTGGACTGGGTGATGATCAGCTTGTCCGCGTACTTGCGCAGGGCGGTCAGGGAGGACGCGCGCACCTTCTCGGTGTAGTTGAGCGGGCTCTGCTTGCGCACTTCCTTGGAAATGTAGGACACCACAGCAGCGGTTTCGGGCGTGATGGTCACAAAGTCGAAAGTGGGGTCGGACGCAGCAGCCTCCGCGCCCTCGGTATGCTTGGCAGCGGTGGCAGCGGCGATTTCATAGGCCACCTTATAGGCGCCCATGCCGCCGCAGTCGGTCACCTTGACCATATCGACGATGGAAGAAACCTGGGTAAAGGCGTCATTGATGCCGCCGACTTCGGTCGGGGTGGCAATCTTGCCGCCGGAGATCAGGGTCGCGCGAGCCTCGGCCACGGGCACGGACTGGCGGCCAGTATTGGCGAACGTCTTGGCGCGGCGCTCCATATCGGCGCGGGCCTGGGGCGCGTTGCTGCGGGTGTCGAAGGAACCGACGACGCGACCGGGGCGGAAGTTGCGGGAACGCTGGTTATCGTCGGGCACGTCCTTCTCCTCGCCGTCGTCCTCGCCGCCCTCCTGGCCGCCCTCGCCCTCGTCCAGCTCGGCGCGGGCGTCGCCCAGCTTGGCCTTGCATTCGGCCAGCTTGGTGCGGGCCTCCTCGATCTCATCCTGCGCGGCTGCGATCTGCTCGCCCAGGGAGCGCACTTCGTTGATGTCCTGGCTGGCGTTCATCTTGTCGCGCAGCGCCTTGACGTCGTTCTGCTTCTTGGTGATGAAGTCGGTGAGATACTTTTCAAACATGGTGTTTTTCCTCCTTACAGGTTGTAGGCATACATGATCTTGGCTTTTGCAAGCGCCAGCTCATCAGCAGCACCCTCCGGTGCATCGCTGCGCGTGACCTTCCTCCTCGCGCTCTCCAGCGCGGTGCGGGCGCTCTCCAGCGCGCCGCCTCTTGCATTTATCTCCGTGTCGTCGTAGGCGGGGAACGTCACCGCCGATACTTCGACAATGGATGCGATTTTTGTAATGTGGCGGGTGGGGTAGTCGGATTCGAGGTTTTCCCAGGTCTCCTCCGCCACGGAGAACATGAAGGACATGCCGGAGATGTCCCCGCGCTGCACCGCGCTGTACAGGGCGCGGGCCTCCGCATTGTTCTCGGTATCCAGCGCCACGCGGTTGAGCAGCAGCCCCTCCGCATCCGGCGTCATCTGCATGGTGCTGTTTTCGTTGTTGTTGCGGCTGCGGGCCAGCGGAATCATGGACGTGTCATGATTGACCAGGAAGCGCACGTCCGTGAGGTCTGCGCCGTCCAGGGCGCCCGGCTCGATGATCTCCTCGAACCATCCTCCGATGTCCGTCGGGCTGGAATACACCACAGGCCGCCCGGTGAGGATGGCCGTACCCTGCTCGGTCTTTTCGGCGCGCACGTCAAAGAGATAGCTGCGCCGTTCAAGCGTCGGCAGGTTTGGCTTTTTCGTCTTGGGCATTGTCGTCCGCCTCCTTCGTTTTCGGGTTTTGCAGTTGATACTCTGCCGCATGGGTCTGGTCGATGTAGTTCAAAGACTGCATGCGCACGCCCACCAGCTCCGGCAGCGGCGCCATGCCAAAGATGCGGCGCTTTTCGTTCTCGTACAGCGCACCAGACGGCCCCAGCTCCCGCACCATTTCCAGCTTTTGTGCGGTGCTCATGAAGATGAGTTCCTCTGGGTAGAATTCGATCTTGTCGTGGTGTCCGATTTCTTCCCTGGAGAAAATGCCCTTCGTGAACGCCTGGGACAGCGCGACGACAAACGGCTCGATGGTCTGCTGGTAGAATGCCGCGAGCTGGTCGGGCGTGTAGTCGCCGATCAGGATGGGCAGCGGGACACCAAAGTGCCGGAGAATCTTGCTGTCTACAAATTCCAGGGTGTCCTTGTCCACCAGCTTGACGTCCCTGCCGATGGCCACATAGTCGCCCTTGATGTCAAGGGGCATAAGGCCGGATTCGCTGGACGCCAGGCGGTCGGACAGTTCCTTGATGTTCTTCTCCATGGTGCCGTTGTCCAGCATGGTGTTATACTTCACCACGCCGTTGACCGCATAGGAGGCTTTCAGACCCTTGGCGACGCCCTGCATGAGCATGTCGTTGAGCTCCACGGTTTGCAGGATAGCGGTATTATCCGGCTGGCCGTAGGCATTGCCGCCCATGTAATCATTTTCGAAGCAATGATTCGGCACATGGATGAGATCGGAGTAAAAGACGGTCGTCTCCGTTCCGTCGTCGAATTCCATCTGCACGGCCAGTCGCCCGCTCGCGTCCTCGATGAAGGTCACGCGCGAGGGCTTGACAGGCCACAGGGCGGTAATGGTTCCGCGATCGTCTCGCACCTTGAGCACCCAGGCGTTGTAATTCATGAAGTAGGCATATGTGATGCGCTCCAGCATGACGGAGGTCGTCATCAGGGCGTTGGGCGCGTCGAGCACTCGCTGCAAGGGGCCTCGCACTGGCATGACGTCCGACCCCATCTCTCGGATGTGGCGCGGCGCCAGCTTCTTCGCTTCCTTTACGATGCAATAGACTGCCTGCTGCACCACGTCGGAAGCATAGATATTCGTGCCGAATTGGGAGAAAATCGGCATTCGCCCGTTGAGCATCTGCGCGTATTTGTAGCGCTGCCGGGCGGGTTTGAGGAAGTCAAACAAGCCCATTTTATCCCCTCCTTTTGCAATTTGTTGTTGAGTACGGTTCTATATCGGCGATATATCTCGTAAAGGATGATCAGCGTCACCGCGCCGTCAATGCGTCGCCCGGCCTGGTTGTTGATCTTCACCGCCATGACGTTGCCCAGGTTGTCGATCTCCATGGAGGCATTGCCCAGGCACCAGCGGTCGACCGGGTTTTCGTTGTAGTTGACAAGCTGGTCTTTTAGGTCAGCCTCGACCAGCTTCATCGCGTTGGACAGTGTGAGCTTGTTCTGCGCGACCAGCTCGCAGTCGAAGCCGTATTCCTCCATGCGGTTGAGAAATTCGCGCGCATACTTCACGTCATAGCCGACCTTTATCAAGCGGATGCCGTAATCCGTATACAGCGAATAGAACCAGTCCGCCACGCGGGCAAGGTCGTTCTCGTTGCCCTCATGGATGGAAACGTGCCCATCCCGCGCCCAGTCAGGATAGCGGGCGCCGAAGCTGGCGTCCGGCGTTTTCTCCAGCTTGCTCTCCGGGATGAAGTACTTCGTGAGAATGTACTTGGTCTTATCATCCTTGCGCATGAGCAGGATTTTCGCACAGGTCAGGTCGGTGGTTTCGGACAAGTCGACCGCACCAAACGCATAGCTGTTTCGGAAGTCCTCCAGGTCGTAGGTGGCCGGGTAGGTGAAATCTTCCTCCATGAGCCATTGCTGCGAGTTGCTCACCTTGATGTTGAAGTCCTTGGACAGGACGAACATGCGGTCAGCCTTGGAGCGCCTGGCGGTGTCCACCTGGATGCGGAGATACTCCCACCGCTTGACGGTTCCCAGGGTCGGGTTGGACTTCATCCAGGTGGTTTCATCCTGCCAGACCTCCGCCTCGCTGTCCTGGGTGTAAAGCCAGGGCAGCATGCGCTCCGCCGCGATGCCGGTATCCTCGCCATTCAGAACGGCCCGGAATTTCCGCAGCTCATCGTCAAGGTATCCGTCATTGACGAAGCCCTCGGTGGTGATGTTGAAAAATTTCGGGTTTTCCTTCAAGCTCTGGGACTGCTCGACCGACTTCGCGATGATGTTCTCCTTCATTTCGTGGGATTCATCCAGAATGGCAAAGTCGATGTTTCGGCCCTCTTTGTTGCGCGTCCGATCGGACAACTTGAACACCTTGCTATTGGTGATGGTGCAGCGGATGCAGCGCTGATTGCGCCAGGTGTCTTGCTGCGCCGGGTCGATCATCAAGCGCATGGCGTCGATGGCGTCGTAAATGATGGACGCCTGGATGTCGTCGTTTGAGCTGCACACGATGTCCGCACCCAGGGGGCCGGTGACCAGCTCCGTGAGGGCCAGCGCGGAGCAGGTTTCGCTCTTGCCGTTTTTGCGGGCGATAAGCAGGAGGATTTTCTGGAAGCGGTCGAAACCGGTGTCCGCCATCTTGTAGGAATACACCACTTCGATAAATGCCTTTTGCCATAGCATGAGTTGCATGGGCTTGCCATAGAAAGGCGATTTTGTCAAGCGGACGCATCCTTCGATGAAGTCGATGCGCTCGTATGCGTCGGTGGTGTCGTAGAAATAGCGGGGGTTGTCCAGGTCGTCGATCAGCTTGTCCAGCTCCATGATGAGCTCCTGCCCGGCGATGATCTCGCCGGAGCGGATGGCCTCACGATACTGAACCAGGTATAGGTCAGCTCTCGCCTGCATGCAGCTTTCGCCTCGATTCGAGGTAGGCCCGCAGCGGGCTTTCTTCCTCCGGCTCCTCGCGCCGCAGCACGGTGGACAGCACCTTGATGCAGTTGGTGTACTGCTGCACAAATTCCTTGTACATCTTCGCCGCCGGGGTGGCCTGCTGCTTCTGCGGGTCGTCCGGGTGCACCCGGATTTTCGGCAGCCCGCGCAGGAAGTCCAGCTCCCCCTCCAGGTAGGCGGTCTCTGCAATGAGCGGCTGCACTATCTTGCGCATGCCCTCGTCGATGCCCTCGAAAATGGCTTGCAGCTCCGCGATTCGCGTTTCCTGCGTGCCCGTGAGATCGTTTTTCACAGCCTCGCCCCTCCCTTCGGTCGATTAAATTTCCTTCGCGCGCTCTCATCGCGACGTATGGACGGAAATTTTGAAAGTTTCCCGAAAATCTCATTTTTTCCCGCGCTGCGAGAAAAAAGACTCCTCCTTTGCAGTCCCCTCTCGGGCGGGAAAAATCCCGACCGGGGGGAGGGTAAATCATAGCCGCGTCAGGCGCAGCACGCGCACGAATGGCCAGCATGTTGCATCCGTGCAAAGGAGCACGTCACCATCGGGACGCATGATGCCTCGCC